AGCATCAACGAACGCCTTGCTTACCAGCAGGGTCATCGCGATGCACGCCATGCGGCGGCTGATCTGGCAAACGCCGCACCTCTCGCACAGTCCGCAGAGCAAGACAGGATTGATTGCGGTGAATGTGCATGTCTGCCCGGAATCTGCGACAAAGAGCAGGCGCTCGACCTTCAGTCGCTTCTTGATGACGTTACGGCCATTGATACATGGCATCGTGGTTCGCCTTCTTACGAGCACGATGCCGGATGGTTTAAGGATCGCGTGGTGCGGTTGATTGAAGAACGGATCAAGGGAGCGAGCAAATGACCGACAAAGACATTCGAGACTTGGCAGCACAGTTCTTTGGCCGTCCAGTGAGTGAGCATATCGCTTTCGCCCGCGCCCTCGAATCCCGCGTATTGGCGGAGAGGAAAGAGCCGCGTAAAGGCGAGTGGGTCGAGATTGAGGCGAAAGGGCTTAAAGAGTTGTGCGCGGCCCTGGAGCGCGCTGAATCGAAGGGTTATCTGCCGGATGCCATCTGTGACGAGTGGCAGGCTTTCGACTTTAACTATCTCGCCCACCCCACGCCGGATGATGCAGACGAGCTTCGTGGTCTTTTGGTTGAGTGTAGAGAGCACCTAGATCGTTTGACGCAGGGTGGAATTCGGGATCGTATCACTGCACGAATCGATGCCATCGACCGAGCAAGGCAATCCGGGGAGGAAGGGAAATGAGCAGCCGCGAAGCATTCGAAGCGTGGGCTAAAGGTGCGAAGCTGTACGGAAGAGATATGGCGCCCGGAGCATGGGATGCATGGCAAGCCGCCGAGCGCCAAGCGCTGGAGATGGCAATAGACTTCTTGCCGCTCATGATGGAACACGAGTCGTATAAGTTGGCAGTTAAGACCATCCGCGCCCTGATAGACGCGCAGAGCAGAGAGGAACAGAAAGATGGCCGGTAATCGCAAACCACGTAAGAAATACGTCCCGAAGTTTGACGCATTCGTAAAGGGGCAAGACACCATAACGTCTCTGTTTGACAGTGACAAACCGCTACAGGGAGAACTGCGAGACAAGGTACTTCTAACGGTCCACATCGCAGCACAGAACCTAGCACGCGGACAGTCCGAACACGACGATTGGGGCGCCCTGGTAACCGCGATGAACGTATGTCTTATCTTGTGTGAAAAGGCCAACAATAAGAACATCGGACTTCAGGCAGTATATGACGCATGCAACGCGCTGATCGAGGTACAGGAACGGTTCTTCGCCAAGGGTAGCCGAGTATGTACTGGCGCAGAACTGACAGCGATCAACGGCGGAATCCATGTGTTCGAAGAGATCGTTGATACTGTAACCAAACGCCAGTACGTTTGGGCGTCGGATCAGATCGAGAAGCGCATGAAGGAAGGACGGTCTGTGGGCGTTGGACCGGGTAAGAAAACTGAACGATATGTATTGAGGGCGGCGTGATGAACGAAGAGGATGCGTTTCGAGTCGCGAGGTTCGTTTTTCGAAGTTCGCTGGAAGCATGTCATCATGTGGCTAGAATGCACGAAGGTGAAAAGAGGGACATTGCCTTGCAATGCATCGAACAAATCTTAAAAGTAGCCAGCGCTCAACTCGGTGAGCATTGGCAATGGAGGCAGTGATGGGCGGAAGAAATTGGACGCCGGAAGAAGATGATCTTCTGCGCAAGCTGTGGAACGAGCGAGGCAGTCTCAAGGTTCATGCAAAACGATTCCAGGACAGAAACAACAATGCCCTGCATATCAGGGGCAAAGTTCTTGGATTGCCAAACCGTATGCACCTTTCGTCGGATCGGTACTCAGTAGTTAGAGAGAGGGTAGCCGAAGCCTTCGAGAAGGGATTTGTAGGAACTGTGAAGGATCTAGCATCAGAACTTGGCGAGTGTGAGCGTGAAGTTCTGCGACGCGTCAGAGAGGGCCACGGCGAAAAGTACCGCATCTCGAACTGGACGCGCAAGAAGGCGTTTATGGAATGGGTTGCCGTGTACTCGATGGGAGCGGAGCCTGACGCGCCGAAGCCACCTACGCAGACGGATCGAGAGAAGAAGAGCCGCTACAACGCCAAGCGGCGCCAGAAAACGAGGAACTTCAACCCCTTCGCAACCGCGATTTTGAATGTAACAGGTGTTGAGAATATCTCACCGAAAGGGCAATATAAGAGCCGTGTTTATCGGGAGGCAGCGTGAAACTACCCGCAGACTTTGACCCGTGGCATGCAGTGATGGGCGTTCCTAAGCGAGACTGGACGAAGAAATGAAGCCGCATATCTACATGCAGTCCGGAAAGTGGACTGTCAACGCTAAGAACTGGCCGATCTTCGGATTCTGCCTACAGGCTAGTGCTTACACGTATGCGCGGTCGATTTGGCATCGGAGGAAGGTATGACAGGACGCGAACAGTTCGAAGCGTTTTACGAGTCCGTCAACGGATGCCTTCTGTCTACCGTGAAGGAATTGCACTGGCGAACGTGGCTGGCAGCTCAGGATGCGCTTCTGTCTGCGCATGGGCCGGCCGTTGAAATCAAGGTTCTAAACGATGCTGACACTCCGACCTGACCAAGAAGAAGCCCTTGAAAACGTTCGCGCGCATCTCCGAAGAGGGAAGCGTCGCGTACTTCTTCAGGCGCCGACAGGGTTTGGAAAAACCGTAGTCGCGTCCACGATGGCTAAGACGGCGGTAGAGAAGGGTAAGCGGGTTTGGATGCTTACACACAGGCGAGAACTCGTGAGGCAGGTATCCAAGGCATTCACGAAGTGTGATCTACAGCACGGCATCGTGAGCGCTGGATATCCGTCGAATCGGTTCCATGCCGCGCAGGTTTGCTCTATCCCTACGCTCGTCAACCGCCTGGATATGTACCAAGCGCCAGACGTGATTATTTTCGATGAGGCGCACCATGTATCAGCAGGATCCTGGGCAAAAATCGCACATGCCTATCCGGACGCGGTACACATCGGACTATCCGCAACCCCAATTCGGCTTGACGGCGTTGGGTTGGGGGAATTCTTCGATGAATTGGTTGAAGGTCCGCCGGTACGATGGCTCATCGAGAACGGCGCTCTGGCATCTTATCGCCTGCTTGCTCCAGCAAGCAACCTTAACCTTTCATCCGTACACAGGATTGGTGGTGACTACAACGGAAGGGAGTTGGACGAAGCAGTGGCTTCTTCAACTATCACCGGGGACGCGCTTGACCATTACATCAAGCATGCTAGAGGAACTAAGGCGCTTATGTTCCACGTCAGCATTGCACGTTCAATTGAGGCCGTGGAGCGATTCAAAGCCGCTGGCATCCGTGCTGAGCATGTGGACGGAGACACCGATTCGGGGATACGGGATGCCGCTATCGAAAGGTTCGAAAATGGCGACCTAGAAGTACTTTCAAATTGCGATTTGTTTGGTGAAGGTACAGATCTTGCCGGAGTCCAAACCCTGATAGATTGCGCTCCATCGATGGCACTTGGAAAGGTGATGCAACGATGGGGTCGAGTGCTTCGTCCTTCTCCGGGTAAAGTTGCGCTGATCCTGGATCACGCGGGGAACAGTGGCGAGAAGCATGGATATCCGGATACGCCGCGCGAATGGTCGTTGGAAGGCCGCACGAAGCGCAAGAAGAAAGATCCGGAGGACGTGACGCTGCGACGTTGCCCTGTCTGCATGGCGACGCTGATGGGATACGTCTCGAAATGCGATGCTTGCGGGCATGTGTTCGAACGTGAGGGGCGCGCGGTTGAAGAGGTAGCGGGGGAGCTAACCGAAGTCGATACTGCTGCAGTCGTCCACCAGCGCAAGGAAGAACAGCGCAAGGCAAGGTCGGAGGATGAATTGATCGCTATGGGGCGAGCTCGCGGATACAAACGCCCGGAACTTTGGGCGCGGCATGTGACTAGGGCTAGAAGGAGAACGGCGTGACTGAAGCCTCCCTAATGCGCCGAATCATGCTCGCCCTGTCCAAGCGCTGCATCCTGTTTCGAAATCAGAGCGGTTTCTATATTCAGGATGGGCGCCCGATCCGTTACGGAATCGCTAACCCGGGCGGCGCAGACCTGATCGGCTGGACTCCGATAGAGATCACGCCCGATATGATCGGCCAGCGAGTCGCCATTTTCACAGCGCTAGAAGTGAAAACAGAAAAAGGCCGCCCGACGAAAGAGCAACTAGCCTTCATCGAGGCAGTGAAGCGAGCTGGCGGTATCGCTGAGATTGTGCGATCAGAGGATGATGCTAAAAATACTGTTGACGTTTTCACAACGCGATAGTATTCTCTAGCCATACCAACACACCGAGCACGAAATGACCGAAACCATCATGTACTGCGCCGCTATCTGGTTCGGAGTCTGTGCCGGCGCAATTATCGTAACCGTTCCGCAACTGTTGAGGAAAAGCAAATGACGAAATATACGCCGGGACCGTGGGAATTCGACGACAAGCATTCGTCCGGCTTTCCGCTTCTCTGCTTGTATGCAGCAGATAACAGGAACCCTTTTCACGGGTCGCGAAGCGACGACGAGCAGAACGCTAACGCCCGTCTAATCGCAGCCGCTCCTGAGTTGCTGGAAGCGCTTCGGGCCATTACAGACCAGTTGGAGCGAATCGGCGACACAAGATATGACAAGGACGGCCAGTATATTGATGCCGCCCGCGCCGCAATCGCAAAAGCAACCGGAGAACAACAATGACCCGAGTCAGCATCATCCCGGAATCTGAAGAGCACTGGCACAAGCTCCGCGCTCAAGACGTGACTAGCACCGAGTCTCCCGCGCTGTTCGGACTCTCGCCCTATATGACGAAGTTCGAACTGTGGCATCGCAAGAAGTCCGGCGAGGTCTACAGCATCAAGGATAACGAGCGCATGTTTTGGGGGCGAAAGTTGCAGGATGCGATTGCAAGCGGGATCGCGGAACAAAATAACTGGAAGGCCGGCCCGCGCCCGGAGTATGAGCGGCTTACGAATGTGCGGATGGGGTCATCTTTCGATTATTGCGCGATCCCTGACGATATAGGCGCCCTCATTGGCATGCTCGAAATCAAGAACGTAGATTACCTTGCGTTCCGCGATAACTGGACCGTAGGCGAGGATGGCGAGATCGAAGCGCCGCCGCACATTGAGATCCAACTTCAGCACCAGCTCCACGTCTCAGGATACACATGGGGCGCAATCGGCGTGCTGGTAGGAGGCAACAAGCCGCACGTTCTGATCCGCGAATATGACCCGAAAGTAGGGAAGGGCATCGAGAACAAGATTCGGGAGTTCTGGCTGAGCATCGAGGCCGGCAGAGAGCCGGAACCGTTCTATCCCGATGATTCGAAGTTCGTTCAGTCGCTCTACGGATACGCTGAGCCGGGTAAAATTCTTGATGCTCGCGATGATGACGAAATCGCAACGTTGTGTCATGATTACGCTGAGGCGTCGAAGCGTGAAAAGCTCGCCAAGGAAGATAAGGATATCGCCAAGGCCAAGCTGCTTGAGGTGATCGGCAACGCGGAGAAGGTGATTGCTAGCGGGTTCAGTATCAGTTGCGGGATCGTAGCGCCGTGTGAGCTTAGTTATACGCGGGATGGCTACAGGCTGTTCAAAGTTACGAAGAAGAAATCATGAAGACTTCGCTTGATAGGTTCATGGAGAAGGTTGAGATAATCCCAATCGCAGGATGCTGGATCTGGATGGGTGCGACGGATCAGCATGGATACGGCTGCATGACCGTGAACCGAAAGAACGTAAGAGCGCACCGCTTTTCCCTCGGTGTTCTTGGGGGCGTTGATATTGAGACAGAAAAACTAGACGCTCTGCATAGATGCGATAACCCATCTTGCGTGAATCCTCATCACTTGTTCGCCGGAACCGCTCAAGTGAATGTTGACGATATGTGGTCGAAAGGGCGAAATCGGAATCGTCCGATTCAGGACTATTGCAAAAGGGGCCACGAACTGTCCGGAGATAACGTGTACGTTTGGCCTAGTGGCAAAGGTAGATCATGTAGAAAATGCAATAACGAAAGAGCAAGAGAATACACAGCAGCAAAGCCGAAATCGCCGCCTAAGCCGCTATCTAAGTTTTGCGGAAAGGGTCACGAGTTCACGGAAGAAAACACCTACTACCCAAAGCGAGGAAGTAGGCAATGCAAAGAGTGCATGCGTGAAATAGGGCGCAGACACGACATGAAACGAAGATCTAAACCGGAGATTCAAAATGGCTGAAAACGCAGTAGCAACCAAAACGCCGCAAGAAATCGTGCGCATGCAGTTGAACAAGATGGAGCCGGAGTTCAAGCATGCCTTGCCCGCACATGTGCCCGTCGAGAAGTTCGTTCGCGTAACGATGACGGCCGTTCAGACAAACCCAAGTCTGCTTGATGCAGATCGACGTACGCTGTTTGCTGCTGCAACTCGCGCAGCTCAGATGGGTTTGCTTCCGGATGGTCGAGAGGGGGCAATCGTCACGTTCAAGGGCCAATGCCAGTTCATGAGCATGACCGCTGGCCTCCTGAAACTCTGCCGAAATTCTGGCGAGATTTCATCGATTGACGTTCAGATTGTCCATGCCAATGACAAATTCACGTACCGCCCAGGAATTGATCTTGTGCCGGTGATGGAGTGCGATTGGTTTGGCGAACGCGGCGACATGGTTGGCGTTTTTGCTGTGGCAAAAATGAAGGACGGCGCAGCTTATGTCGAGATCATGAGCAAAAAGCAGGTCGATAAGGTACGTTCCGTCAGCCGCTCTAAGGATGGTGGCCCTTGGTCGCAGTGGTACGATGAAATGGCGCGGAAGACTGTTATCAGACGCCTCGCGAAACGCCTTCCGATGTCTACCGACCTGGATGGGCTGGCGATTCCTGACGAAGATGAGGTTGCCGCGCCTCAGCAGGTCCAAGAATATCAAGAAGAGGTCAAACCGAAGTCTGACGGCGTGAAGCGTCCGCGAGGTCTGCAAGCCGTTGTCGATGCACAGCCTGATGCTGACGGCGTGATTGACGTTTCCTCAACGGAACTCGAACCGATGCCGGAGGAACAGTATGAATCGCCAATTTGAAGCCGTTATCTCAATCCTGAACTTCGCTCAGGGCGCATCGGCTGGCGGGATTCTCGCCGTGATTCTGTTTCTTTGCTGGCAAGTGGGGAGCGGACACGTATGAGCGACTATCTGATCGAGCTATGCTCATGCTTCGGCAAGATCGCGTTCGATTCATACGCCATCGCGAGCAAAGCCGTTCAGAGAGGCAGGAAGGGGCGGAACTCTGTCAAGCGTGATGTCTACCACTGTAGCGCGTGTGGCAAGTATCATGCTGGACAGAGAAGCCCTGAAACGAAGGCAAAGAAGATCCTCAGAAAGCGGAAATCTGAGGATTACTTTACATAACGCGAATAATCAACTTTTCCAGTGCGAAGCGCCGCCGACTCTTACGCCGGCCCACATAAGCCAGCGGCGCCAGCCTGGAACGCCTGTAACGGCGGATGCCTCGCGCAGAACTGCATCCGCCATCTCACGCGTTACGGGATGCGTGCTGTACAAAAAGTCATGCAACGCCGCAGCCTTAGAACTCGTATCCCCGCACAGATCGTAGACGATCGGAATCCGAGGAACCGACGCTAGATCGGTCTTGAACCCTGCTGGCACAACGAAAACAGTGTCCGCGACATCGGATTGATAGACGAGAGCGGATCCTAGAATCCACTCCCCATCATCAAGCCCATCCGCCTCTTTGAGCACTAGCTCTGTGAGGAACTTTGCCATCGCTACTTAGACACCCGATGCAGGAGCTGCAGGAGCAGCCGGCAGCGCATTGCCATATGCCGCAAACGCGTTCGTGATCGTCAGCTGGAAAATACCAAGCGCAGCAGCAATCAAAGGCTTCTGATTCGCAGGGATGAACGTCGATGCCGTCACTGCCTGCTGGATTGACGGAATTCCAGTGCCGATGAGCGACTGAACGGACGTAATCGTAATCGCGCCGGCGCTAGCACAGAACAGGCCGTTAGCCGTCGCTGCCGTGGCTACAACCGGATCAAGCGCTGCAACTGCAACAAGCGTAGGTTGAACAACCGCGCAGCCGCTCTGCACTTCGGTCTGAAGCTTGGCGAGGGCATTAACTGCGGAAGTCTGTTGAGCCGTCGAGCAGCCAAACAGGGCCATTGAGAAAACAACAATACTGAGGGCAAGCTTTTTCACGGTGCATCCTTTGAAGGGTTTTGAGGTACGCGCTGAAGATTGGTACAGCCATGTACGACGCCGAGCGCGACCAGCATCGCCTTAATTTCGCTGACGAGTTCTACATCGGCATGACCGGTCCATACCAGGACGGTCCACAGAATGATCAGAAACGCCGCAGCTACATAGGTCACATATTCACCTTTCATTGTCCCTCCGCCAGCGCTACGCCCTGCTCTATCAACTGATCCGGATACGGCTGCTGGCCGTTCTCGTGCTGGATAATCGCTTTCACCAACGAGCACATTACCGGCTGCACATGCACGTCGATCTGATCTGCAGGCCCCACGCCCATCGAGCGCGCCACAGATAGAACATACGATGCCGTGTTGTTCTCGTTCGGGGGCGCCCATCGTCCGATCACTCCTTGAACGGTCCGCAGATTGTACGCATCGGCATACGTGAGCATAATCTTCGCAATCGCCCGGATGCCGTACACCGGATCAACGAACTGGCAGAACGACGGGTCTGTGCGTTCAGCCGGAGCCTTGAGGCCCTGCCATGCGCTGCCCCATCGGATATTTCCGGGATTAGCGTTCCTGATGCCTCGCGGTACAGTTGGCGTACTCATTTTCTCTCCAGTGATGCAAGTAATATTTCGTCCTGCGCCTTGATAGCCCTAAGCAATTCAGCCTGAGAGCGCATGGCGTCCTGCTCTGCCTCTGCCATCGATACAAGCGCCTCAAGCATGCGCCCCTGAGCTGCTACGGTCGTCCGCTGGAGTTCTGCCGACTCTTCCGCCACCACCATCAGCACAGCACCCGCAATAGTCGCCTCGACGGATAGAGACAGGTTCGTGATGCCGAATTCGACGTCGTATCCTAGAAACGCATGGGCCATGAGCGAGCAGGCTACAAACACAATCAAGATCACCAGGAAGTTTCTAGGCTTCCTGACAGTCAGATAGATGCGCAGAATCTTATCCATGCCTTACGATGTTCAGAGCCAGGGTAACCGCAGCCAGAAGGAACATGCCGGCCGCGCAGACAGCTGCGAACTTAGCAGGGATCGAGTTATGAGCATCGGTCAGGCGCTTATCGAATTTCTCATTGATGTCGCGCCGAAGGTCGGAGATATCATCCTTCCTCGCCACTGTCATAAGACCTTCCCGGAGCATTACGACGGTTTCATCAAGCTTTGCGAGATGGCGCTCATGACGTTCCAAGATATCGTCATGATTCCCGATTCGCGCTCTAAGTTCGGCAATTGCCATTGCATGCCCCTGGTCCGCCGCGTGAAGTTCTTCAAAGGTCGGCATAGTTACCCCGTATCGATTGGCCGTTTATGTTTTAGCGAACGCGCCGCGCTCGGATGAAGCCGGTTGCTGAGAGTGTGCCGCCTGAAAAAATTGCCAAGCCAATAGCATTTACTGTCGTGGTTGACGAGAGACTGTATCGGGTGACCGGGCCAGCGATATTAACCGCGCCGATGCCGCTACCAATAGACACGCCAGCTAGTGAATGACTAGTGGGAAATGTGGAGGTCGTACCGGTAGACGTTCCGGTAACGAGCGCCGTGGCTGTGGTTCCCGCTGCCGCAACATAGCTAATAACAGCTTGAACATCCCAATCTCCAGCCGTAAGGCTTACGGACGTAAGCGTTGTCGATGTCGTTGTAGTCAGGCCGGTTGAAGATCCAGTTGCAGTAACATACTCGCCAACGATGCCTGCCGCCGCGCTGCTGTTCGTGGTTACCCCGACGATGCCAGAAGTGGGCGTAAAGGTGCTCAGGATATTCAACGCACCGCCATCAGTCAGCGTGAAAAGCTGCGTGCTGGCATTGCTAGAGTAAATCGTGAAGCCACCATTCAGAACGCCCAGGAACTTATTGGGCGTCGTCGCGCCGTTACCCGTAAGTTTCAGGACGCTACCGCCTGCTGCGGTATTCTGAAGCGTGGTCGTACCGTTGGACGTCAAACTTTGAACGCTGTTGCTCCATGAAGGCGCCGAAGATGGCCCCTGAGAGACAACCATCTGGCCCGCAGTCGAGCCGGTCGGATCGACCAATTGAACAGGTACTTTCGTGGTCATTATGCAGTCCCCTGGCGGATGCCATTCATCCAGATTCGATATTGAGATGCCGTGGCGGGAGAGCCACCAACGTTAAAAATTAGGTTCGTTGTTCCTACCGTGAGGTCGGTATTGCCCCGGAAAATGTTATTGAAGAACGGGACTGGAACCGAAGCCGTCATATTGAAGAACGCACAGTTAGCCGTGTTCGCTGTGTCGTAGTAGAAATTGCAATTCGTGATCGCGTTCATCGTCGGCAACACACCTACCGTCGCATACAGATAGTTGGCGTTCGGATACGAGCCAATCGGAATAACGTTGAAGTTGCACTTCTTGACGCTCGTACCGTTGAAAAAGCCAACTGCTGGAGACTGAGCCGGGACGGTCGTTGGGCCGGCGTATGTGATGCCGTCAATGGTCACGCCGAGGTTATCGCCTTCCATCCAGAACATGAACGGGAAGTAATCCTGCTCGATCTTCATCACCACATCGGTACAGTTCTTGATGTAGATCGCGTAACCAGGACCGGGATAAGGAGACGTTCCAGCGCCGCCAGCGTAATTCACATACGTTTGATCGATGGTTAGATCGTTCGCCTGCTCAAGATACAGAACCGGGTTTTGACCGTAGCCGGTGAAGAATCCGCCGGCGATATAGTTCCCGTCGCTAGCAGCAAGAGGGCCGAACGTCGTGTACGGAGGAACCGCCATCAACGGGTTATTCTGAGTCAGGCAGAATCCATATCGACCAAGGGTATTGACGTTGATGAACTTCCCAAGGTTGCCGTTGTTAATGTAGATCGGGACCGAACTTCCGGAATTCGGCGTAGCAACTGTGATATTTTCGAAGAAATACCCACTACCGCCAGGACTGCCAAGGCGCGACGCATCAGACGAAGTGCCGCCGACGATGCCGACAATGGAAGGATTCGGGCAAACAGACGGGTTAATCTCAAACTGAGACGTGATGACGAAATCGCGCAGCGTGACGTTGTTCGATCCGGTGATATCGAGAACGTAACCTCCGGTATTCCCAATAATCACGCTTCCGGTGCGCGGGAGTTCATACGCGAGGCCGGTTTGCTGTGCCGCATTGCCGACGCCTTCGATGGTCAGGAAATCAAGGTTCGTCGCGTTTAGCGCCGTGTTGATCTTGTAGCCGCTTGAGCTGTACGGGATCCGCACTACGCCGTAGTTGATCGCCTTTTGGAATGCCGCCGTATCGTCAGTGACGCCATCGCCCTTAGCGCCAAAATCCTTGACCGTCAGGAAGTCGGTCAACTTGGACTGCATGTTGACGGGAACCGTGCCAGTAGCGCTTCCGGTAAACGATAGTTTCGAGGATTGAATGGCCGCGTTCGATGCTACGGTCGCATCCGTCACAGTGCCGTTACCGGGCGTCCCGATGGCTACCGTGCTTCCGACCTTTACGTTGACTTCCTGCGTGCCGATTGGGATAGGCGCCGTGAAGGTGACAGTCGATCCGGAGATCGAATACTGGTCCGGCATCTGGTAGACGCCATCGAAGAAACACCACGTATTGTTGGCGGATCCAGGCTGACTAGACAGAGTGAGCGTGGTTGTCGTACCCGGCGTGAAGCCAGTTCCAGACAGGTACAGATTGTCAACCATGTTGCCGAGGATGCCGCCGCTCGTATCCTCAGTGATCTGATCCCAAATCAGATTCCCAAATTGATCGTAGAGCACCTGACGGTAAGCGCCGTTACCCCAAATCTGCGCGCGCCCTGCTCCATCGAGAACGACAGGATTCGTGTTCAGGATGGTTTGTCCAGCGTCCTGCCACGTATTCTTGAACGTGGTCGTTTGCGGGATATAGAAATAGACGCTGCCGCCTGCATACGGTTTTCCGTTGCCATCTACGAATTGTTGTTCTGCGTTCGGCAGCAGAGTTGCACTCATTTACTAACCCCTAAATATTGTGATTTTCTCAACAGCGCTTGCAAGAAAAATTAGGCATTGAGATTATCTCAATTATCACCGTAACCGGTCCAGACCTTTTGTGCTCAGTCCTGCCCCGAGTTCTAGAGAACGTCCGACTTTTACCGCATTCGCGCGATTAGCAAGCGCTTCCCTGCCCCACGTACCGAGTTGCGCACCCGGCACAACTACATTCCCGCCGCGTTCCGCAAGGGATTTAACGATATTCGCACCGTGCCCGAGCAGAGTTACTGCAGTATTGCTGTTATTCACGTAGCTTCCGCGTGGTTGCTCTTGTGTATATCGCGCAACGTTTCCGAGTTTTTCGAGCGTTTGCGATGCTTCAGGTCCGAGAACCAGACGGAGTTTATCGCCTTGGTTGAGAATCGCCTTGTTCAATCCAGCCTGACTGATATTCCCCGTGCCGGTGCGCAAATCGACGCCTGCTTGCGCGCGGATATGGTCCATCAGTGCCGAGGCCACAAGCTGCGAATTTTCAGGCGTATTCGACAGGTTTTGAATCATGTTCTGCACGTTGGCAGTCTTGCCGCCAGCGACATACTTCTTCACGAAGTCATCAGCCAGGGAGGAAGGCTCCCCGACATTGGCGCTATCTCCTACTGACGCCTTGTATGCGGGGTCTGCATCCATTGCCTGAAACCGCGTGCGCGCTGCTGCCTGCGCATCTTTGTACGCCTGAAATGCGTCCTTACCCGCCGAAGAAGGATTCAGATCGGAACCGACGATCCTATCTCGAAGCATACCGATGTCATGGCGGACAGAGCCATCTTTCACGCCAGCCAAGGCGCCTGAGAGCGTCTTGTCGATATCCATAAGATCCGAGACGTTCATCGGACGCGCAGACCCAGCATTATCGAATCCATCAGGAATCGTCACTTGATTCCGCTTTGCGTCAAGGAAAATCTGTTTCACCTCAGCCGGGAGTGCCTTAAACCGCGTAGGTCCAATTGCACTCTCAAACTGAGCCATCTGAGGCGCCGCATCTACCAGCGCCGGCGCACCATCAGCCCCGCGTGCCTTCGCGTACAGTTCGGAGATGTTCTGCCGTATCGGCGCATCCATTTCCTTATATGCATCGACAATCGCCTGCCCGGTGGGAGCGCCTGACGGGATCGTAACGTCCGGAGAGACGCTATCGCGCAATGCCGTGAGGTTGTCGTTAATCTGCCCGTTCTGCGCGTTGAACCGATTGGCGATTTCCGGATTCTTAGCGCGAGAGTTCAATTCATTCGAGAGCAAATGAATATCACCCGTTGCCTGCCCCGCTGTGAGTTCCACAGGAACAGGAAGCGAACCGGCTTCGATGTGTCGCCCCGCTGCCGTCGCGTTGATCGTGCCTGCCTTTTCAGCCGCCGCGATCTTCTGCACGATTGCATCAGGGACACCCTCAGCCGCTGCTTGCTGCGCGAAGTTAGTGCCAGCCGCACCGACGCTACCGCGCCCGCCAGCAACGCCAGCCGTTGCCCCACCAGGGGCCGCGCCAGGAGGAACTCCAGCCGAAGGGGCCGCTGCTGCCGCGGCATCGTCGCCAAGTCCAACATACTTACCAAGCGGCTTAGCAAGAGCTCCAATTCCCTTTACAGCAAGGCCGCCGCCTAGACCAATACCAGCGCCTAAGGCCGCATTTTGAACCGTCTGTGCGCCAGTGTCGCCATTCGCAATAGACGGGATAGCACCGCCCACAGCACCGCCAAGCATCGCGCCGGGAATCGAAGCTCCGCCCATCGCGGCATATGGAGCCGCTTGTCCGACAAATCCCGCTACATTCCCCGCCATGCTATTGTTCGTGCCGGCTGCAATCTGCTTATCGATTTGCGCATGCGCTGCCTTCGCCTGATCCGCGAAATCATTAGCGCCGATAAGGCGAGCGCCAGCACCAGCGAGGTCAAGGAGGCTTCCGGCATACTTGCCGACACCCTTCTGCGCTATGTCAGACCACGTAGAGCCGTTCTGCGATGCCGTAACAGGCGTCATCGGCTTAGTCGGCATCCCAGGAGCAGGAGCCGTTTGCGCCGGCGCAGGAGTCGCCGCTTGCGTCTGAGTGCCAGCCTGAAGCGTCGAGAAAAGGTCCGACATCGGCCCTTGGTCTTTCGGCGCTTGCTGACCAACGTTGGATTGCCCCGGCGTCGTGCCAACGCCCTGCATTACCTTGTTGATGTACTGAGTCGGATCTTGCTTGACGAAGCCGCCATACGCCTTCAACGCACCCTGATACGTTCCGCCATTCTGCTGCTTGAGCTGCTGAATGTAGTAATCGGCCGCATTGCGTGCCTGTACCGGGTCGAACGGATCGAACTTGATCCCCTGCTTACGCATCATGGCGAGCGTAGAAGGCATGAACTGATACGGGCCCATCGCGCCAGTGGTTTTATTCACGGCGAGAGGGTTCTTGCTGCTTTCCGTCATCGTCAGATTGTCGAGCAGTTTAGCCGGCGTGCCATAGCTCTTGTTCGGATCGAACCCGGACGGCGATGGCGCGCTTGCTTGCTGAGCAGGCGCCGAAGGAACAGCCTGCGTAGGCGCAGCGCCGCCCTGAGTCGCACCTTGAAGCGTGGCGAAAAGGTCATCCATTACTCGATGCTCCCCGTGTTAGAGAGGCTTTGCAGATTCTTAGCCTTCTGCATCATCTTTTTGTAGGCGTCCGAGTTCGTGCCGCCAAGTTTCTTGATGATCGCTGCCTGTTCTCCCGCATCGCCGCTCTTGATAGCGTTGTAATACTGGAAGATCGTTGGATCGAAATTAGCGCCCCACTGCTGATCGAACTGGCGTTTAGCGAATACGCCGGCCGAAGGATTGGCAGAGATGGCGCGTTCCAAGCCCGGCTGATACGACTGCGAGCCGGTCACGATGGCATCGTTCAATTTGGCAATTTCCTTGATTGCTGCAGGCGTGTAAGCCGTCGATCCGTTTGCAGCAACCTGAGCGGAAAGGCCCGCGTTAGTCTGTGGTCCCATCGATTGAGCAGCCTGGAGCGCTGAACGTTCAAGACCCTTGCCAACGAGGTCATAAGCCGTTGCCGGGTCAAACTTCCCGTTCTTATCCGCATCGCCCGGGTTGAAGCCAAACCCGCTGGCGATATTCCGGAACCAGTTGCCTGCCTTGCCAGTAGCCCCAACGCTATCGATGTTTTGCAGGATGATCTGGTTATTCGTGTGCTGAAGCCCTGCATTGTTGTACGTCGCGCGTGCCGCATCGCGCTCTGCCTGCAAAACGGGAAGTGCCTGAGCATCGCCCGGTTGAGGAACATACACACCCTGAGTAGGCGCGTTCGTGACCCCAACGACGTTCCCGTTTGCGTCTTTCGTTGTAACGGTAGGGCCGCCAGTAAGCGGATTCTGTCCGACCTGTTGCCGAGAATCCGGACCAAGCTGATTAGGGATTCCCGGCGTGCCGGTGAGCGTTCCGGGAGCCTGACCGAATTCGCCATTCATCGCTACCGGAACCTGCATCGCCCCGTTGTTCAGGATGCCAGTAGCGCCCTGAAGCTGCGTTGCTTGCGTAGAAGGTGCGGTCGTATCGCGCGAAAGCTGACCAAGCGCGGTTTGCAGGTTCTGCGGCGTGTCGGAATGGCTCTGAATGCTCTTGATAGCCGCGTCAACATATCCAGCGCCAGGTCCGCTAAGCGTCCGCTTGATGTTGTTAAGCTGGCTAATCATGCTGTTCGGGTCTGTAATCGGCGTGCCGTTCGGCCCCATGAACGAGTGCATAACAGCGTTGACGCGATCCATGTCGCTATTCGACATGCTGCTCAGCGTCGTCTTATATTGGTTGACGTTCTGCGCTGCCTGCTGGATTTTGTCCGCGTACTGAGTGCCAATCAAAGGCGTATTCTGAGCCGCCCAATTTTGCAGTTTTCCGTAATCAATCGTCCCGTCCTCATTCTTGAACGGAGCACTGGGATCCTGCATTGCGGACGTGAGTTTGCTGCGCTCGCCCATCAACTGAGAACTCAATTGGGCGTCGTTCTGCGTGCTCTGAAGTTGAGCCTGTCCGATCTGGTTTTGCAGTCGCGAATTCTGAAGCGCCTGAAGCCCCGTAGCCGTCTGGATTGCCTGACCAAAAGACTGGTTAAAGTCAGGAGACTTTGCTTGTAGAGCGATATTTGCGTCGAGCGGCATTTTTATCCTCAGCTACCGGAGGGGGTCCATCCAACGATGCCTTGATCTGGCGACCCGTAGATATTTCCGTTTGAATTCGTGTTGTTCATCAGCGAGTACAGCAAGCCACTACTGCCGACAGAGCCTAGACCTTGATTGATCGCGTTGGATGCGCCGACCGTGCCGGCCGCTTGCGCATTCGCGCCTTGCGTAAGATAGTTGCCAGCCTGATTAGCCGTCTGCAAACCAGCGTTACCGACGCCAGCCGCCGCATTCTCGCCAAGACCAATCAATCCCTGGTATCGATTCGCTTGATTCGATGCCATGTTGTAATTGGTGTTGTAGTTATTAAGCGCCGTCTGGTAATTCGTGTTGTAGTTCTGAAGCGCGTTCTGATACTGCTGCTGGTACGTCTGATCCGCGAGGCCGGTCGTGTAGTTCGCCAAGCCCTTCGCCTGAGCACCAGACAGATTCAGACCCTTCGCCGCAAGAGCATTGTTCGTATTCTTCATGCCCTGCTGAAGCGTGAATTGGTATCCAGGCGTCTGCTGGAGCTGCTGCTCAGTCGGATTGAAGTTGAACGAGCCATAAGAAAACGGCGTGTTCAGATAGCCGCCGTTCATGATCTGAGCCAAACCCTGGATTCCGGTCTGCCCTAGATCCTGATACGGCTGCAGGTTCTGCTGGAGTTGCTGGAATTGCTGCCATTGCAGTTGCGACGCCTGATTAGCTGCATCGGCTTGAGTATTAGCGGCAGATTTCGCCCCTGAAGCCGAAATAGCCGAACCGGCAACACCTGCAACTGCTGCACCACCGATGGCTGCTGCGACGCACATGGCTAATCCTTCTTAATGTCTTTGAGTTTGAGTTCCATCACCACGTCATCAGCGATATATCCGCGACGCTGTAGAATCTCGAACAATTTTCCGGTCATCGTGACCGGCCACCCGATGATGCTTACGCCTCGTTCCCGCAGTGTTTCTTCGATAGCCGACATCATGCGAGGCATAGACCGCCTATAATCCGGCTGCACATAGAACGTATCGACGTTCGCGCACAACTCGGTTTTCAGGTGCAAACTGTGATAGAGAATAATCAGCGCATACCCTCTCAACACATCGCCATCGTCACGAAGCGTCATCGCGATAAGAGACTGGTTCTCATACAGGAAAAGGTACTTATCGATATCAGGATCAATCGGTAGCCCGCGTTGACCGTGATAAGCACACGTATCCTGCTTAATTTCTGAGCATTCGTCCCAACTTTGCTGACCAAGAGGGGTAATCTCGTCCGCAAGTACTCGCGTGAAAGGTTCGATGGCGATGTTCATTGAGGTTTTCTCAATTGCCGATGATGCGAATTACGCCGATCTGGTACGTCTCGCTTGCGGTCGGAACAATCGGGCTAGCCGTGTTGTTCGAAAACGTGATTGCGATTTGGTTGTTCGCGCTGATGCGAACGCCGACGATACCCAAACCAGCCTGCGCGGTAGGCTTATTCACGAAGGCGACGCCGCCAAGCGTGAGGCCGGGAACCGTGAAAGTCTGCTCTGCGGTCGTGTTAGCTGCCACCGATGCCGGCGAGAGAACCACTGCATGCTGGAAAGTAATTTCTGTCGCAACGCCCGTATATCGTGCCATTTTTAGCTCCTAATCAAGAACCGCTAGTTTCGTAGACGCCGCCCTGAATATTCACAACTGCTCCAGTAGCGGCCAAAGCCTGAAGCGTAGCGCCTGGAGCCATCGTGAGTCCGATAGCTTGAGGCGGAACGTAACTCTGCCCTGCCGCCAGCGAATAAGCCGGGACAAGGATATTTCCCGTGCCTGCCGATCCAGCGCTAGGCACGTTATAAACCGTTACCGAAACCGGCGATGCGCTCGTGTTCGAAAGCGAAAGATTCGCGATAGTCGATTGCGTACCCGATGGAACTGTGTAATACGCGACCGCCGATGTCGTCAGGCTCTGCGCGTTGATAGCCTTTGGAATGCGTTGCATTTATCTCAATCCTTTGACGTAGACATTGACGACGCCGACAGGAATCGCGCTGGTAAAGGTCAAGGTAGTACCGGTTAGCGAATACGTGTCATCGCCCTGGAACGCACCATCGAAAAACACCCAAAGCTGCGCGCCATTTGAGAACGAATTGGCGAGGGTGAGAACCGTTGTAGTGCCCGGCGTAAAGTCCGTACCGCCTACAAATATCTGATCAGCAATACTACCACTTCCGCCAGTTGCTGCGGCATTCACAGGCGCAAAAACCATATCTGATAACGGTTCTTGCCGTGAAGGAGTGGCAATTGACATCTCCTGAGCGAGAAATTCCTTTACGCTCGTCGGCGCCTTATAACCAAACGTCTGCTCGACAGAAAACACATCATCAAGCGTAATCCCTGTAGGCGTGTCGCCACCGCCGCCACCAGTGCGGCGCCAAAGCTGAATCAGGAAGATGAACCATGATTCAGTGATATTCCCGGTCGTCGGATCAACGAATTTTTCCGTGACGAGCGGGACATTGGTAGCTAGGTTCGCCATTACTGATTATTCGACTTAGCATCGACCCATGCACCAAGCAAGGCCGTTTTAACCGGAGCGGACCACGAGATTTCGAAAACGCGGTCCCGCGCCATGCCGAGGCGTTGCCACTGCACAGAAGTCAGATACTCGCCTTCCCTGCCGATGGACTTCTTGACCGGATTTCCCCACGATGCGCCGCGCGTGTTGCTCCAGCGCAGAAATACGGGAACCTCAGAGTTATCTCCGACGCCGTTCCCTACTTCCATGTTGGCGATGAACTCGCGATAGTGGATCCGGTTGCTTGCATCGTCAACGCCATGCGGGAAAGAGCGAATGCGCGGGATTGGGTTACCGTTGTCCGTGTAGGCGTTCTGATCCCACAGGTACAGATTCCCGTTCTCCCAATCGCCCACTACCGGAGAGCCATAGGCGTTCGCGTAGCAGTTTGCCCGGTGCCGATGCAGGTTGCCGTTACCATCGATCCACGCGAGCTGGTTCCATTGCTGAGTGCTCAGATCGAATTGCCATGTGATGTCAGACTCAGGGAAAATCAGGACGTAGAAAAAGTGCCCTTCGATCTGGTAAGTAAAGCCAATCGCCTGATCCAGATCGGGATAAGACTGCATCTCGTTATCGAGCGCGAACGTGCTGATCTGCTGCGCGCTGAACTGCTGAGAACGCACGACGAACGCCTTGCCCTGCGGCGATTGCGCCATCCAGTACAAATCCCCGTCCATCTGCGCGATAGAGGCATACGAGGCGCATCCGTACTGCATGAACACACCAGGGAGCCGATCGAACGGAAAAGGCGTGTCGCCAGCATCAAACCATACTTCGGTCGTCTGCTGACCGAACAGGTACACATAGCGCTTGGTTACGCCTATGCCGGCGAGAAGGTCGGAATAGCCCGATTTCGTCGCGAAGTCCGTTGCATCGAAGTTAATCTCGTTGACAAGCGAGATGTACCATTCCTTCGTGCCCGGAGAATTGAACACCAGATAGCCGTCCACGAATCCTAGCGTATTCGATCCGAGGAACGCAGAATCCGTAATCGCGTTGAACGTGTTATCCGCGAGTTTGACAGTCCATCCGAACGCGGAGCCGTCCACGATGACGAGGTAATCCCCGTTATCGATCATCGCTACATATCCAGACGTGGACTGAATCTCACCAAGAAACGAGAGTGCCCACGCGCTACTGATCGCGTAGACGCTCGCGCCACAGACCCCGTAGAGTTGGTTATTCGACGCGTACCAGAGTTGCCGCCAGCCGTTTCCGAGCGCCGGCGCCGCTGTAGCGAGCAGCGTCAGGCCAGGAGTCGGGTAATAGGTGTACGGGAACGGGGAATCTTCGGGGTTCTTCTCCCCGTACAGATTCACGCATCGCTGCGCTTCAGAAACGAGCGATTTAGCCTCGTAAGCGCCTGTCGTAAGCGGCATCTTCATTTACGGGATGCTCCCGATCATGAAGTCCCCGTATATGTTGTACGTGCTGCCGCGATTGTTCTTCAGGGCCGGAGGCATCGAGAGTTGCGGGATCTGAACGTTCGCCTCTTCGATGATCCGCAGCGACGCCTCAGCCTTCCCGACAACCACCGGATTAACAGGCAAGCCATAGAACGGATACAGCTCCAGCACGAGATTCCACATCAGCGCAGCGAAGTATTCCGGAGGCAAAACAATCGTGTCTGCCGGGGTCGCGAACGATTGAATCTGCGTGATCGTGCTGATGAAAATAGTGTACGTGTTGTTCGGCACAGGCCAAACGAACAGATTGCCAAGCGGATACGCCATATCGTAGAAGGCGTAACGCGGGAAAGCGTTCAGCGTCTTGAGGCTGATCCGGTTGTAATCCTCCTGTGAACGCAGGATTTCCAGCGGATAATCGACCGGGTACGAGGTCGTATTGTTCTGGCGGAAGAACGCGGATTCGATCTTAGCCGGCCGTGGCATGTCGAAGTCGCCAGTCGGACCAACCGTGTACGAAACAGAGTTGTTCGCCTGCTTGCTCGAAGTAGTCAGCCCATAGACGAAATACCGGCGCCGTTGAAGTTGCGCCAGCAGCATGTTCAGAAGGCGCAAAGAATCATTTACGTCCTCAGCTTCAGGCGTTTGCCCGACACCAACCACGTTAGCCGTTTTAAGGGCCAACGTGATGATGTCTAGCACGGTGCTCTGCGGCGGTATCGTTGTTAGAGAGACTGTCATGATCCTTTTCTATGAAGGCGGGAGCTATTCGAGGTCAGTTCGCCATGAGCGTGACCCAGTTTGTTCCGTCTGACTGAAGCACTGCCCATTTTCCAGCGGTAGCAGAGAGTATCGACGTTCCTGCCGTTGCTGAGCCGATTGGAACGACATTTGCCGACGCGCTATTGACTGCGAATGCGGCGAGGTTCTTGACGTTGACTGTCTGCCCCGGAACAGTCGCGGGAGATAGCAGCGTCACGGTCTGTGTAGCGGTTCCGTTAAAGATCAACGCCGAATCCTGCGCTGCCTGCGTGTAAGCCACTCCAGTGACCGCTTTCGGAACCTGCGCCGTAGGTGCCAGCATGCTATTTGTCGATCCTTGAATCTGATAGCTTGCAGTTGCGCCGAATACGTCGTTCGCGCCGATGGTGACGTTGGAGCACGTCGAAGTCACCTGAATTCCATACGGGTTCTTTAGCGCCGCGCCCGCGTCTATAACCTTGTTGCCTGAAATATGGCCGTTCTTCGCGCTACTGTTTGCGGTGATACCCTGCCCGGTTCCAGTTGACATAGCGACTGCGGACAGCAGGTTGCCAGTGATCGCGAAGCCACTAGCTGGGCCACCTATGTTTATCCCAGACGATCCGATGTTTTTTGCAATGTTGCCGGAGACGGTGATATTTGCGGTCAAGCCTTGTCCACCGAATGTCGTTTCCGTGTTTTCGTACACGTAAAAGAAATTCGTCGCCACGTTGTCAGCGGTGTTGCCTGAGAACGTCACGTTGTCGCAGAACCGCGCCTGCATGGCGTATTTGACGTTGTTGAACGTGTTTCCCGTCACCGTCACATAGGACGCCCATCGAGCATCAACTGCAGCATTCGTCGTGCCGTCGAAATTATTGCCAGTGATCGTTACATGCTTGACCTTTGCATAGTTTGTATCGACGAACGTCGGCGCAGCGATAAAAACGCCGATGTCAGTCAGGTTCAAGAAGTCATTGCCTGAGATCCGGTAATGCGAGCCACACTGCGGCAGGTTCGTCTGGACGCCGTTTGCATCAATGGCGCCGTCTTGCCCCGGTGATACCGGCGTAATGTGCACCCCTCGGACGCAAGCATTGAACGTGTTTCCCTGAACGGCAACATCAATCCACTTATAGGCCCGCACACCAGCGAAGCCGCACTGGTCGAAGTAGTTGCCGACAATCTTAACGCCGGTCTGATAGCGGTTCGCCACCGCACCGTGGCCGCCAATACCAGCGCCGAACGAGCCGAAGCGCGAATCGGTATTGTCCGGGTTCGGTCCTACGTAGTTGTCACGGAACACAATGTTCAGGTCGATGGTGCGGTCTAGCGCCCCATAGCTGAATGAACCTTGCACGTTGTGATCGAGTTGCACCGCCTCGACATAGGTCCGATCTGATCCGAGCGTGTCAGCGCGATCCGTATTCGGATCACTTGCGTAGCCGATGAACCGGCAGCCTGCAATTTCCACATCGCGACTGGCCGACAGGTCTAGGCAGTGCGCCCGAACCAGATTCATGGACGTCAGATTAAGCAACTTGATATTCCGCGCGTAACCAATCTCGAAGCAGTTCGTCGCGCTATAAAAGTTCTGGCCGTTACAGTCCCATACCCCGCCTTCGATGATGATGTTGTTGTTGCCGTTATAACCGCCAACCGAAGACGTAATGCCCAAATCGTTGGCTAGCAATCGCCCAATGTATGCGCCGCGACGAATGACGGTGTTTTTCGAGAACCGGATATGAGTGTTCGCACCAACATGCAGGTTCGACTTGAGAAGTGCGACACCGGGACCGCCGTCCACAAGAATGCCGCCGCCAATGGACGCGACGTAGGCAAGCGCAGCATTTATCGCGGGCGCGTCGTCCGTCACGCCATCAAGAGCCGCGCCGAAGTCACGAATACTGACGAATTCGCGCTGCTTATCCTGCACCGTCCGCGCTACTGCTCCCGTACCGCTCTGCGTGAAGCCCTGATACGTCTGGATGACCCACTGCGCAATCTTCGTGAGCGTGGTTTGCAGCAGGCCGGAGCCGCGCGACATCGGGATCGTTTCTGATCCTGTCAGCGCTCCGGCATCCGGTGCTGTCCCGTTCGTGAACGACGTTTCATCGAAGATTTGAACATTCGTGATCGTGCTCAGAACCGTGCCAGCAAGCACATATTGCAGGGTGTAAATCCCATCCGCCACATAAAACGAGTAGAACCCCGTCCGATCAGTCGTTACGGGGTTCGTAATCGACGTAATGCCGTTATCCGAGAACAGAGGAACACGGTTACCATACGAATCGAGCACGTACACATACGCCCCCGCAGCCGGGATGCTCGTCGTCAGGAATACTACGTCGAAGTATTTGCGCATTACGCGGGCCTTAGTGGTTCGTCCAGTTGGTACCGTTGCACAGGACTTCCACCACCACCGAACCACCGCCAGTTGCCGTAGCGTTGTAGACAGGCGTAGCGGCGCCGTCCGTTTCGGTCGCGATCAGACCAACGCTGGACGAGTTGCAGGCCGGCAGAGTGGCATTCGTGAATTTGGCAGGGACCATGAGAACCGATGCCGCGTTTTGCGTGCTCAGCGAGCCAGCGCAGAACGGGAGCGACGAGCCAATCGATACGCCCTGACCGTTGTAGTACGTGCTGCCCTGGAGGAAGTACGTGCCGCACTGGTTATTGATCGTCTGGAAACCGTTGCTCGGATTGAACTGAGCATGGGCGGGAAGCGAGAACACCGCCGCAAGGCAGGCAATCGCTGAGAAAACAGCAATGAGGGACTTACGCACGGTTGAAACTCCTAAAGTGTAAAGGGGTACAGCTATTGAGATTTTAACAATATTCTAGGCAGTCTGATGCAGTTTTACGTAATTCTGAAAGTCTGTGAACCTGCCCTTCTTGGTCACGCCGTCATTAGCCATCATGCCGTATGCCATTTCATCGCCAGTCACGCCAGCCGAAGCCGCGTCGAAGAGCTGATAAAGCGAAACGTGCTTGATGTTGTATGTGTTTCTGACGTTCCAGAAGCGTTGCAGCAGGTAGTTCCCAGTAATCGCTTGACTGATCTGCATTTCGTTATTGCTGTACTTGCTCGAAACTGCACCACATTCAGTGATGTAGATCGGCTTACCCCACGAAGCCAAGTGCGCGAGCAGATTGAAGCCGCCCTGATCGCTCATGACTTCGATATCGTCGTTACCTGCCCAATTGTTCAAATACCAGTGCCACGAGGTAAGATCCCAATCGAAAACCTGATTGCCGGTAGATCCATCCGGACCACGCCCGAGCAAAAGATTGTCATAAAATCCGGTACGCATCCAAGTGCCACCCGGCATCATGATTGGCGTTACGGTATCAACCGACTTGATGCCAGCCTTCATCCCGCACAGCATGCCGCGCTGAATGACGAACTTCGCATTAACGTAGTCCTGCCACCAATTACCCTGTCCTGACGTAAGCCCCCACGTTTCGAGCTCGTTTCCGAGTTCGTACCAGGGTACTAGCCCCTTCAGTTTTCCTGCCGCTTCAGCGCCCCGGGCAAAGCCGAAGTTATAGGCCAGCGTTTCAGTCGTAAGCGAGGGGTGCGAATACGTCGCCATCAGCACCGGATGAACCTGGATGCCGCACGGCTGAGCGTAGTTTTGGATGAAGTCAAGGAACGTCGCGCCGTCCGAGCCGGTAATAGCGCCGGTCGTAGCATCTTCAGTCCAAGCGTAGGCGTTACGGTAGACACGCACGCCCATTTCCATCATCCGCAGGCAGGCATTCGCCCAATTCGCCTTCAGATAGCCCTGAGCGTTCGGAGTCCAGTTCCACGTAATGTGACCGTTGATGCCCCAAAACGTAGATTGTGCGCCCGAGTTTTGCGGGATCGTGAAGTCTAGGACTGCATCCTTAGACGTGCCAGAATTGACCACCGAAGGCATCGAGCCAGGAGCTCCGACCATCACCTTACCGACCGATACAGAGGCCGCAGACGAAGGGATATTAACGGTCGGATCGTAACCAAGCGCTTGCAAGTTACGGTCAAAATAAGCCCCGTTTTGCCGGAAGAAGATACCTGTCGGGAGATACAGTGTATCGAACGATTGATTCTGCTTCCACAAAACGAGCGCCATTTCAGCCTCTTGCTTCCGCTATAAGTTGACGTAACTTCTCTTCGCCAGTCTTGTGATGCGGATTCAGACCGAGGGCTTGCGCCTCTGCCATCAACGCATCGCGGAGGTTGTCAGGCTTTCCAACTGCAGCCTGTTCCTCTTCGGCGCCATGCACGAGGATTTGCGATCCGTCCGCGAGAGATACCCATTTCGGGTACTCGTGATAGACGTACTCAGACGCGTAGTTCCACTTGTTCTCTTGCTTTGGTTCCCACGCGGTTTTAAACGTGTTACCCATCATTTCCCCCTTCAAAAAACCCCCTGGAATTACCCAGGGGGAAGGTCACGCACCGGAGGAAACTTAGAGAACGTCTGCGACAACCACGGCCCATTCCGGACGGATGGCCGCGTAGCCGTACAGCAGGTCGAGACGGGTGATGAGGTTATCGCTCATGATGTCGTATGCCGTAATCATCCGCATAGAGACGCCATCGAACGAGGCACGAGCCGCTTCAACAACACCGGAGGTCGGCATTTCGAGGTCAGCAGTCGCCAACGTGAAGGCTTCCGGGTAGTACGCCAGATTCTGGCGATACGAAGTCGAAGCCGGGATCACGAGGCTGATTGCTGCCGAGTTAGCAGGCGATGCCGTGACGGTGTTGAAAGCAGCCGGAGCCGGCGTGATAGCCGGGTAGATCGGGATCGACGTAGCGCCGCTATTCACGTTCGCGGTAACCACGAACTGAGCAAGCGTTCCGTACGATTGACCGGTCAGGCGGTTGATCGCGTTGACGCCTGCGATATTGATGATGTCGCCCTTGTTCAGCGTGCCGGTGATGGCGTTGACCGTCAGGGTGTTACCCGTTTGGTTTGCGCCGTTGACCGTACCCGCCGAGAACGTACCGACCGTATGAACTTGGGTCGTCTGATCCGAGAGCCAATCGAAGCCGAGGGTATCGGTCGTCAGCATGCCCGATTCGAACTGGTCGCTGATCTTGCGTTGCGGGTTGAACAGGCCAGCGAGGCTCGAAACCGTGCGCGCTTGCGTAAGCGGATCCATGATGATCTTGCGATCCATCTTGGGCGACAGGTTCTGATCGAGAATCGCGCCAGCTTGCAACCACGTACCGGCATCAGGCGATGCAGTTGCGTTCGACTTGGCAACGATATTGCAGCTCGAAGCCGCCACGTTCATCAGGTCGTTAGCCACGTATGCAGCCAGACGATTGACTGCCGGCGCGAGAATGCGCTCGCTGTAGTCATCGAGGGACATCGTGCGCTCAGCCGTACCAAACGAGACCGGAACGTTAGCCTGGGTTGCGACCGAGAGAGTCGTGTTCTGCTCGCTCGTGCCTTGCGGGGTGATTGCCGGGCCAGTGTTGACCACGTAATCGTTCGGCAGGCGGATGCGCAGCGTGTTGCCGATCTTGGCGCCGCTACGTGCGAATTGGTCGTCGTATTGACGATTGACGGAACGAAGGAACGCGTTGGTCTGCGTGAACAGACGAACGGCTTCGTTGGTAATCATGTTGATTGTGAGAAGCGAGTTAGCCACGTTTGGCACTCCAATAGGCGAAAACAAGGAATGGCATTGCTGCCGGTTCTTTGTCCCTGCCCTACGGAGACTTGCTTAACGGGCCATGCGCACGATTGACGGTTCGGCTAGACCTAGGTCCCTGATATCGGACGGTTGAAAGACGCACATGGTGCCGGTGGACACCTTGAGTCCGGGGAGACCCTTCGCACGAACGCGCCCGATATCAGGTACTGCAACCATACACTAAGATTGAGGAAATCTCAATAGCGAAATTTCATTGCGCATCTCTTATGAATGTTGTACATTTCTCAACATCAACCGGAGACAAGAATGACGCTTATCCTGAAATTCCTCGGCGCCTGCGTGCTGCTCTATTGGGCGGTATGCCTTGGTCGCTTGCTCATCAACATTGCCGCCATCGTTCTTGTGTTTATCGCAGGCGTCATTGGATTCGTGCTTACGGCTATCTTCTCCCGCAAGGATGCAAAATGAAAACCCTCGCTATGTGGCTGTACGGAATCGGCGCCCTTGGATCGGTCTGCCTCATCGGTCCCGCTGGCTTGCTCTACGTGTTCCCGTTCGCGGCTTTTATCATCACGGTATTTCTCGCACTCTTCGCCTTGTTTGACGTGCTGTTTCGCGGCGTGAAGGTCGTTCGTGAGCAGCAGAAGGAGCAGCGCGAGCACAGGAGTTGGATTCTGTAGTATCCTGTCACTGGGTCGAGACTACGCGGCCGAAAAAATACGCCTGTACACTTAACCGTGTCTTTTCCCTCTGAGCCGGACAGAGGCAGGCGAAATAGTCCGGCACTCTCACGCATGAAGACTGGCTTGGGCTGCGCACTGGCAGGACCAGTTAGGCGGGCGCCATGCAGACGACAGGGGACGTGCACGAAACCTGTCTCAGTCTTCAGCCGTGAGAGTGAAGGACGAAGACCTACCTCGGTGGAATCGGCCAACGGGCGGCACCACACTCTCAAACACTAAGGCCCCTTTCGGGGCCTTTTCTTTTACCGCATCATTTTTTTGCAGTATAAATTGCATCCGGCTAAAACTATTGCCTGGACCAATGCGCAAATTGCTACCATCGAAGCGGCTTCGATCAGTACATCGCTCATCGCTTGCTCTTCCTGCTGCTGCTACGCCACTTCATCCACGCAGCAGTGTCAGACGGGTCAGGCTCTCCGCCACCACCACCGCCACCACCGTCGATAGTCGATGCAGGAGGGGGCGCCTTACTGATCTGCTTGCTGAACGCCTTCGCCGCTTTCGGCTGCATCTTTGCCAACTCGATCCCCATCTGTACCGGATCCATCGTCGCGACGCGCATGGCATCGTTAAGATTTTCCGTCTTACCCAAGAACGTAACGAGTTTGTGAGCGCCATCACCAAGCGAGGTGAGAACTTTCAGGAACTCAGGACCACCAACGCCCGCCATCTGCAGGTTCTGAACGGACTTCTCGAAGTCGTCGCCAAATTCCTTCGCGCCAGCCTCGTTGATCGCCTGGATACGGCTGTTCATCGTGCCCTGCTCTTGCTGCTCTCTCACCATGCGCGCGGCATATTCGCGCGCGAGCTGGTCCATCGATTGATTCGTATTCGCCTGCTCGGACTCTTGCGAACCAGCGCCGCCGCGGAGTGCTGCCAGTTCCGCTTCGGCACGTTGCGCACGCTCTTCCGCCGCACGACGAGCTGCCGTGATTTCGCTGATCCGCTTCGGAACCCAGGAAGTATCAGGCTGCTTTGGTGCTTCTTGCTCAGAAGCCTGCGACTCGCCCGCATCGACCTGCGATTCTTCGGCCGGCGTATTACCCAGTTCGGTTCCCTGTACATCGCTCATATTTTCTCCGGTACGTGTGGTTTTATTGGCCCTGCTGCTGCGGTGCTGCCGTTTGCTGCAATTCCTTCTCTTTCAGCGCATCGATAGGCTGAAGCACGTTGCCGATGCCGTATGCATACGTGTTAGCCGGGTCTGCTTGATCCGGTTCCACGTTCGCATCCGGGTTGTACGCCCCCATCGTCTCCGCAATTAGCTTGCGGATGATCGGCTCCAGCGCCTGCTCAGACATCATCGGAGCCATTGCCTTGAGTCGATCCGTCTCAGCCTTGAACGAGTCCAGAACCTGCTTATTATCGTTCTCCATCCGGATAGCCAAGTGGTTCAGCGCATCCATATCCACGCGCTTCTGTTCAAGCTGGCGTTGGATCGTCTTGTCCTTCAACTCTTCCATCAACTGCTGGTTATGCTGCATGAGAACCTGATTCTGCTGCATCAGTTGCTGCTCTTGCGGGCTAGGACCGTTACCCATGATTCCCGGATTCATCCCGGCAATCCAATTGCGCATACGCTCCTGGAGCTCGTCCGCGTTCGGGAAGTCTGCCGCGCCCATGTACAGGTCACCGATGACAGGTGCGAGCGACATATTGCCCGCAAGCAGGTCCGTCATCGCTGCGAATGCTTCCTTGCGGCGCGTCTCGTAGTTCGGTCCGACTGTCGCAACCACGTCATACTGACCAACAGACGGATTGAATACTGCCTGGACCTTCGCATCCTGCTCCTGCTCGACCTGCGTAAGCGCTTGCTTGGCTTGCGGATCGATCTGGATAGCCTGTTCCGTTCCCGACTCGCTCATGATCCGGATAACGCGCTTGGTGTCGTAGATCTTCGGGATCAGATCGATGATGATCTTGCCCGTGTATCGAATCGACTTAGCCAGCGAGTCAGGATAGTGGAACGTGACGCGCTCGCCCTGCTTTTGACGCTGCTCGATGGACCGGCCGGAGATTTCGTTACCCTGAGCGGAGAACGTCGCCTCATACTGGCCGGAAGCCATCATCATCTCGTGCTCTGCCGTCTGCATGCCCTCTAGGAATACCGGCGCACTGGTCGGCGGCTGGCTGCGTTGAGGCGGCGGGACTGGCTGGCCGGATTCGTCTGCGTGGTTATATGGTAGGTACGCGTGATTTTGCGAGTTTGCGGTTGCCCAAAAGTCTTCCAAGCCTTCGATAGCTTCCACCGGCGCGAGGTACGGAGACTTGCTCTGTAGAGCGCCGTACTCAAGAGCAGCCGACGCATTGTAGTTATACGCACGTTGCGGATCCTTCAGGTATCGCGTGAGGCCCTTCCGATCCAGGCGCCCGTCCATGACGATTTCCTCGCCAACGCAGCGCACAATCGGAATGTATTTGCCGGGCCATATTGTGGTTTCCGCAATACTATCGCCAACAATGAGATGATGCAAGACGCTGTACTTCGGCACCTTGCGGCGCATCACGTCGTCGCGCTCTTCATATGCCTGCTTCATCAGCTTGGCGCCTTCCGGGCCTAGTTCCGACTCACGCGCGAGCGTCGTTGAGCCATCGTCAGCAGGCAGCGCGTACAGCCATTCCTTGGATTCCGAGCGCTCGTAATACTCTGCGATGCGCACCTTGTCCGTGCTCATCCAGTTCTCGGCCATGTCACCGAAGGACGAGCTCATCTGCGCTACCTTGCCGTATTTCGCTTCAGCGTCCTTGCGAGGGATCTCATCGAATACGAACGCAAATTTAGCGTCCGAGCCATCCTGCATCTTGATGTTTGGGTCGAGGTAGACCGATAGAGGGTCAGGAATCTGTCGGATAAAAATGTCTTGGTCGAAACTGTCCTGATCTGTGTAATCAGTGACAACCCGCCAGTAGCCGATACCACCCCCGACCATGAATTGCGTCGCGATGTCATAGGCGCTTTCCGCGTCGCTAATATATTCAATGCGACGAATGACTTGCTCCAGGATTTGCGCGCTCTCATACGTGCTCTGATCCCCAGTAGGACTCACCGACACCTGCGGCCGGTTCATCTTGACCTGATTGACCACATGCAGCCAGTGCGTGTGCGTCTTGTTGATCGTCACCATTACCTGACCGGCGAGGTTGCGCCCTGCCCTTACAGACGCATTCCATTGGTCCTGGTTGTCCGAGTCAGCGTAGAGGAATCGCATGTCCTCTTTGAAACGCTGGCGGAATGGGCCTTCCCAGTCTACGCATTTGGTAAAGCGCTCTTTCGCCCGATTCAGGATCGTTTTATCGCGTTCGGCCATTGTGATTATCTCAACATCCAGTTACCGGCTTGCGGACGTAGCGCGCCTCTGCGCGGCTTCACGCCCGTATCAAGGTTTTCGTTCTGCTTCTTCGATTTATCGCGCACCAAGCCCGGAAATAGCTCAGTCAGTGCCCAAATGAGCGCATCGGCGCGGTTTGGCGAGCCTTCGCCAGTATATCCGACCGTTGAGAATGCCGTAAGCTCTGATTCAAGCTGCCTGAACTCGTGAATATCGCCAACGTGACGCACTTTTCCCTGCTCATATAGCGCTGAGAATGGCTCTGCTCGAACGTGCTTGCCGCGCGATGCAGTGACCATCTTAAACGGCGTGCGCGGGCGAGCTGTGCGAATTACGTGCTCTACCATCGCCCCTCCGTAGTTAGACTCGCCAATGACGATATCGGCCGCGTGCCGGTCAAATGCTGATGCTGCTACCGCGCCCCACGTCGCCGGCCCTGCCTTAACGGTGCAATCCTGGAGCACGTATGCGTTTCCGTCTGTTCCGAGTCCCGCCGCCACGATACCAATTTCATCGTTGTCAGCGTTATCAACGTCACCAGAGCCGCTAGGATCCACAGCAATGACAACGCGAACAAAATCGGGAAGCCGACCATCCAAATGACGCCATTTATCAATAGTCTCATCAGCAAATAGCTGGTTCGGCGTAGCATCGGCGAAATCACCATCAAGAAAACGCTTACGCAGACGAGCAGATAGACCTTCGAGGGTGTTGAGATACTCATCGGAAAGGTTCTCTGCGTTGTCTTGCGGGTTGATCTTGAAGTAGGCGTAGTCCTGCGTGTCGCGCAATGGCTCGTCCGTCTCCGGATCGATGCGCTTAACGAACACCTTGTAGGTCCAATGGGCCTTGTTCGGGGGGTTGCAGTCGAACCAGAAGCGGATCTTGAGATACCCTGCTTCCTTGCCATCGATGACCTGCATCACCTTCTGAGCGAGACGCGTCTTGACGATGCCTACGCTGCTCCAAGGGATCTGGCTGGACTCGTTGAGGTACGCCGTGGCGAACTCCATACCAAGAATCTTTTCGATCCGAGGGCCGTCATCGAGGCCGCCAAACCAGATTTGAGACTTCTCGCCGTTGACTTCGAATTCAGCGAACCATGACATTTTGTCGATTCGGTACGGGACGCCTGGGAACGCGATTCGCATCACCTTCGGGAATGTGTCCGATACAACCGAGTTCAGAACCGCATTGAAACGGAACCGCAGGATGACGTGGCGGCTTCCTGGTGCCTTAAGAGCACGCATGACGATGTTGCGCACCAAGAGGAACGTCTTGCCGCTACGCGAGCCGCCAAAGAGCATGGAGTGCATTGCATCGGATGCAAGCACGTCCTGCGCTTCTGTCTGCTTGGCGGTTAGACTGAAGCTCATTCGCCCTCGTATTCTTTCATGTACCAATCAATCCACGCTTTCACCTTGCGGCGCTGCTCGTAGTGAAAACGGTATGCGCAGAATGTCGCAGGCATTGCGCCGCTGAAGTCATCGAAGCGGAAGCCCTCTTCAAGTTGCGCCATCGGACCATATTTGAAGTCGCCGTTGATTACCCGCGCTCCATATTTCCGCTGCCAATGCTCCGGAACTTCGCCGATATTGAAATTGAATTCGCTCACAGCTTGTCATCCTTCGGCAGTGTCGTAACCTGAATGCCAACGTCCGCCTTTACGTTCGCCTCGACGTTCGCCAATCGCGGGTGCATGTAGGGCGCGGCCTTGACAGCCGCATCCGTTGCCTGCTGCTTTAGTGCCATGCGCTGGCCCGGATCTTCCGCCTCTTCAGCCTGCTCCCACAATTCGCGCATTGTGCCGATCATGACTTCCAAAGGCGTAATGCCGCTCTTCATAGCGGCTTCTGCGACTTCCTTAGTTTTCGTATTGAGCGAACCCGGTTTGCGACCTGCGCCCGCTCTCTTTCCACCGTGCGCTGTTGTCATGATCTTTCTTGAAATGTTTCAACTACCCTACTTGCCCCGCCAAGCGTCCTGAAACGTCCTGATGATGCGCGCCCGTTCATAGTCTGCCGTAGCCCTCACCATCACCGTCCTGCAATCTTCTGTTACTCCGAATGCCTTTTTGGCTACCCTGAGTTCATCGGGCGATTCCGGCATGAGTTCGATGTAAAACGGGTGATCGACGTATTGCATTACTTGCCTCGAATATCCACCACGTTCGAGCTGATGCGGCTGCTGAGCACCTTCCAATGAATCTCACGCGCCTGCATGCGGTGGATCTCCTGGCGCTCCATTTTCGCGATGAGCTCGTCCAAATCGGATTTCATAAACGCTTTCAATTCTGCGCGTCGTTTAATCTCTGATTCTCTTCGAGACATTATTATTTACTCCGGTGCGCGAGTAATTATTTTACGTGACTGGTTTTCGGCGGATTAACGCCATTCAGTTTAACCGGTTCCGGTTTCGGTCCGGCCGGCGGTTTGCCGCCATCGAACATACCAGCTCGCGCGGTACGCGAATTCTTAGCGCAGTTTGCTGCGTATCCCGGATTACCTGCATCGAGTTTCGTTGCCATACCTACCCCTTGTGAATAAACGTGAGACACGTATCGCAGACGACCGAAAGAACGGGCGACTCTTCGACACGAACCAAATGAAACCTGAAAGACCCGCAGCCGCATGAATACGCTTCGTTGACACCGGGGAGCGCTTCCTGCACCGCCCTACCCCACCCGTGATGCATCGGTTCCCCGACGTTCAAGCAATCGTTCTGAAGCATCCTGGCCCCGTCTTTTCTTGTTTGTTCAATCGCAACATGAAGGGTACACCTTACCGGTCGATTTGTCTACTGTTGCAAAGATTACGACGCATGACAGACTCCTCACGCGTTTTAGACTCCTCACATGAACTTCTCACGCGCTAACCTCATGATCCGTAAGGAAAAACAAGACTCCTCACGGACTCACGGCTCACGGGGGCACTGACAGACATCCAGCGGAAAACGCCTAAAAACATATAGGGGGGTGTCTATGTCTGTGAGTCGTGAGAAGTATATATGTATCTCTATATATATTCTTTAAATTCAACTACTTAGGCCATCTTAGACTTCTCACACATTGGCGTGAGAAGTACGTGAGAAATGCGAGAAGTCACGATATTTTATTGCGACACAAATAGCGCTTGACAGTCATGTTTCCTACTGAGTATGATTGATTCAATCTCAACACAGGGGTAAAAAGTGGCTAAGCTACCGGAGAACGTCACGCCGCTTCGGCGCCGGAAGGGCAGGAAGGTCGAGGTTCCGGACGGCATCCGCCTGACGGTTTTCATCGGCCCTGAGCACGTACAAGCTGCGGAGCGTGCGGGGGATGGAAACATCAGCAAAGGCATCCGAGACCTGATCGACAAAGCGCTGAACTTCGAGCACGAGCACGAGCGCGCGATCTAACTAGAACTGGACGACGGCATGAACAAGGCCAACTTGAGTGGCATGGATAACTATTCGCCGAAAGATGGAATCGAGGAGTTCAGGAGCCATCTAGCGGCTCAGGGGCTATTTCCGCCGACACTGCTGGCTGATGGGAAGATACATCGGTTTTCTGTGGGCGAAGGCCGGAAAAACGACCACGGTTGGTATCTTCTCCATGAATTGCCCAACTGCGTTGGCGTGTACGGTAATTGGGCTGAGAGCGACGAGGCGCACAAATGGAGCGCGCGGCGCCGTAATACCTTCACGCAGGAAGAACGTGATGCATACCGCGAGCAGATGCGAAAGGCGTCTGAACAGCGGGAAACTGAGCGCGCCAGAAATGCGGCTGCGTGCGCGGAGCGTGTTAAGGATCAGTGGAAGGTAATTAAGGGCGCGACACAGGATAATCGATACGCTGAGCGAAAAGGGATTAAGCCGTATGGCGCGCGTCAGATGGCAGGTAATCCGAATGGCGCGCTGATGATCCTGATTCGTGATGCGGATTCGAATATCACGAGCGCTCAGTTTATTAATGCGGACGGATCGAAGAAATTTGCGACTGGCGGTAGGGTAGGGGGCTGTTATTTCGGACTGAAAGGTAAGGGGTTTGAATCCGGAAATACGGTCCTGATTTGCGAAGGGTATGCGACGGCGTGCTCTATTTTCGAGGCGTTTAAAGAGCGCTTTACCGTGGTCGCAGCTCTGAGCGCGAAAAATATCGGGCCGGTAGCGAAAATAATGCGCGGTAAGTTTCCGGATGCGCGCATCGTAATTTGCGCTGAAGATGACTGGAAAAAGGCCGATAACGTAGGTTTGGTCTGTGCGCGTGATGCTGCTCTGATGATCGGGGCCGCGTTCGCAGTTCCGGAATTTGGCGCGGACCGAAAAGAGAAGGATACGGATTTTAACGATATGGCGAACGCTGTCGGCATGGATGCCGTAGTGCGCGTCATCGAGCAGGCAAAACCACTCCACGAGGAAACAGACCATGAGCACGAACCACAGCGAAGCCCGGAAGTATTTTCAGGCGCAGATTCAGATCGCACACCTGGAATCGAGACTGAGCCGGGTATTCCGGGAGGAACAGGAGACGAAGAAGCAGATCGAGGAAATCACGCAGCGCCTGGAGACGTTGAAAGCGATCCGGGATTCGCAGCAGACGATCTGATCCCGCTCACGGCATACCACGAGGAAGGGTCTGGGGAGTCTCAGTATATCGAGCCGTTTGACGGCGTCATGGAGGAGCTTTTCAGGGCCGCAATGCCACGCCAGATTCGTCCCCAGCCGGCGCTTACCGTGGCTGCGATTTTGGCCGGAATGTCTGCATGCATGCATGGGAAATATGCGCTGCCTGATGGCATGCGGGGCAATCTGTATGTTGTCGGCCTAGCAGGTTCTACGGCTGGTAAGAGCCTTCCTCTTAGCATCGTGAAGTGCATGGTTCGCGCAGCCGGAGGAACGGCTTACTCGAATATCGCATCCGGACAGGGCGTCGAGGAGGCATTGATTCGCTCCGACAATGGGCGCCTGAGCGTTGCAATTGATGAAGTAGGGCAGTTGATTGGGTCTTTCTCGGACAAGAACGCGGCTTCGTATCAGAAGTACACGAACAAGATGATGCTTGAACTGTTCTCAGATCATGAGTTCACGTCTCGTTTGCTGGCAGATACGTCGATGAAGCCGAAAACGATCTTTAACCCGTACTTCACGATGTATGGAACGACAACGCACGCGGATATGCGGAATCTTCCCGCCAGTCTCATCTCGAAGGGAACGATAGGTCGATGCCTGTTCGTGAACGGTGAGGATTTCGTTGATCTTCAGCGCGTGAACGTACCGGGAAACCTTTTCGGAGACGTGAACCGGATCATTGGCGATGCAGCAAAAAGGATCTACGAATTCGGGAATCCGATCCAGTACCCTGGGCATGAACAGATTGAGATAAAGGTTTCGCCTGAAGCCGATGAAATGCTTTGGGATATCGGCGTGAATTTCGACAGTGAGCGCCGGAACATCGAAGGGCCTGCGCATACGCTGCTTGGCCGAGCCTGGGAGCAGGTGAAGCGGATTTCATTGGTGCTTGCTGTATGGGACATCAACCACATGCCGAAGGCCCGTGCAAACCGCGTTGAGGTTCGACACGTCGAGTGGGCGCTTGCTTTTGTGCGCAACAGCAATAAATGCCTGATCGGGTTTATGGAAAACATGACCGACGACCCGATTGTTGAGGCTGCAGAAAAGGCATCAAAGATCATGCACGATGCCGTGAACGGTAGGCGCCCGTTCGGCGGGGCTGATAAGGTCTACAACACGGTCGCTGAGATTGATGGACTCGTGAACAGAACGGCGCTCCTGAGAAAGATGCGGGTCAAGTCCGCCTTGATGAACGAGATCGTAAAACACATGATCGATGCCGGCATGGTTCAGGAAGAGAAGATAGACCGCGAAGGCGTTCACGGGCCAAAGGGGACCATGGCGCTTAAATTACTGAAGAGGGGAAAGCGATGAGCCGAGATTGCAGATATATAAACTACAAAGAGAACGAAGGATTTCTCTTCGTGACGTTTGAACCCCACGGATGCATGTCGTTCAGAGGGGTTAGCTACGCAACATACATCGACGCTACAGAAAACTTCGAATGCGAAGCAGTTCTGTACAGGGGAGACGGGGAAATATATGCGTTCCCGAGTGAAGATGACCTTGCCGAAGCAGTTAGAACTTGGCTCAAGGACTAACAAAAACGCCCCTTTCGGGGCGTTTCGCATTTCACAGATCACGAATTTTGTGCTCCCTGAGACTAGGACTCTCACCAGGGCCTAGGCCGCGCACGCCGGCATGAAACAGAACTTCATCCACACGCACGTTTAGCTGCCTCGCTAGCAGCTCAGCGTCCTGCAGATGCATCTTGCGCTTACCGCGAAGCATCAGGCTCATAGAGGCCGGATCCATGCCCATCTTGAATGCTAGTTGACGCTGGCTGATCTGCCGATCATGAAGTAAGCCCTTGAACCATCCGGTGTCTATTGCTTTCATCTAATGATTTCTCCGTTGGATAGGTTAGTTGGTGTTGCGTAGTAAACTACACTACCGTTCGTATTGACGCAACCCCAACACTTGTGACAAACTGTTTTTGGTCGGACAAGCAGCATTGTCCATTCCTGAGAAATAGAACGAGGGGTTTAAAACACATGACACCGGCCAGCATCGTAGTTAAGGAATTTGGCGGCGTACGTGCGACGGCGCGCAAACTTGGCGTGAATCCGTCCACCGTCTGCCGATGGGGGAAGTCGAAGGAAGATGGCGGTACTGGCGGGAATGTCCCGCAGGACTACTTCAAGCCTATTCTTGCCCTGCTTGGTGAGAAAATCTCATTACAGGAGCTGTGCTTTGGAACGGACTGAATGCCTGAAGCAGTTCATCAAGGCCGCGACTGACGCGCGTAACGGCGAATACGGGCGCGCCAAGGCGCTGGTAGACACGATCCGTCGCGAGGATGGCGATAGGGAGGCGAACGCCATGCGGCAGGAGATTTGGCGGTTTGCGAACATGTCAGAGGAAGAGTGGACCCGTAGCACCGAAGAAATTGAGGAAGAGACGTGAAAAAAGAAATCATAGGCGACGCGACGCTGTATTTAGGGGATTGCAGCGAAATCCTGCCGACGCTTGAGCGCGTCGATTGCGTCATCACCGATCCGCCGTATGGGATCAATCGGGACGGGGCGCGCAAATCGACGTCTAGACACGGAGGACGAAAAGCATACGAATTCCTCGGGTGGGATAGTGAGACGCCCGATGCATCTGTGTTCGATTTGATTATGAAGAAAAGCGATTCACAGATTATATGGGGCGCGAATTACTTCCCCCATCATCTCCCCCCGTCTATGGGGTGGCTCTTTTGGGATAAGGGACAACGAATCGCCCAGTCTGATGGCGAACTTGCATTCACGAGTTTCCAGAAGGCGCTTCGCGTGTTCACACTGAATCGGGCAGTACTTGCAAGCGATGGCGCCGTTCATCCGACTCAGAAGCCGGTAAGGCTTATGGAGTGGTGCATCGAGCAAGCCGGGATGCCCGAGACGATCCTAGACCCTTTTATGGGTTCGGGATCGACCGGCGTCGCTGCGGCGCGTCTTGGACGATCGTTCATCGGCATTGAGCGTGAGCCGAAATACTTTGAGATCGCGTGCAAGCGAATCGAGGATGCGCAGCGACAAGATGATATGTTCATCAAGTCGCCAGCGAAGGCTGAACAAGCGGAATTCTTTTGAAATAGGTGTTGCGGTTTTCTCAATGGAGCGCTATAGTTAAGTCATGCGCTGAACGACGCGCACCAACCGGAGAGAAGAAATGAACGAAGCCCGCGCAATCGAATTCGCCAGCGTCAACGGAATCAGCGTTTCGACGGATAGCGTCAGGCGCTTTCAGAAGCGCGGTAAGTGGGTTCGCAACACGGCGTTTAAGGTCGGCGCGTACACGGTCATGCGTCTCGGCGATGCGCGCGAGTGGCAAGTCTACGACGAGCACGCGCAGCGCTTTGAAGGCCGTCGCGGTGACTGCATCGAATTTTGCGTGCGCGCAACGCTCGCGCGTCGTTCGGACGAATCCTAACAACACCGCGCCCGGTACGCCGGGCTAGGAGACCGAAATGAGCACATTGGCGCAAGACCTGATCGAACTGGTGAGATTATCTCAAGGAGGCGCCGGTGCTCTTGTTGAGCACCTTTTGCAAGAGGTCGCGCTTAACCTGATCGCGCCTGGAGTAGAGGATTTCCGTAACGGGGGATGAGATGCGGTATTACGATTACGATTGCGAGTATGACACTCCTGATTATGATCAGGAATCCGAAGTTGGTTACTGCAAGGAATGCCGCAAGAACGTCGGGACGAAGAAGATGGACTTCGGCATCGGCGCCTATGAGTACTGGGGAAGCAAGGAAGTACATACGGATATCAGATCCGTTTGCGTATCCTGCGAAAGTGACGTTGGCCCGGAGCGAGAACTAGAGGAAGAGGGGGAATACGAAGATGAAGAATAAACACGAGATGGAAGCGTTGCTGGAAGCGCTGGAAATGGCATACGATGCGCTTACCGTGAAGGTTAGCGAGGGCGAGATGAAGGCAACTAAGGCCGTTGTTAGGCTTAGAATCGCTACTCTGCGCTCCGATCTGCGTATGCTCGAAACACCTATTGCGAGAGAGAAATGACTGACGAACAGATTCTTGACGAATTCGAGCGCCGAGCAATGAAGCTGCGTGACTTCATGGGCTATCCGACCGTTGACGGCGTGCGCGTCATCGAAGGTGTCCGCGCCCTTCTCGCCACCCCCGCCCCTCTCTCAGATGAACCGGTGGCGAATCTGCATGGCGAGATTATGAATATTCGGTGCGAGACTCCGAAGGCACTGAGCATCAACGAACGCCTTGCTTACCAGCAGGGTCATCGCGATGCACGCCATGCGGCGGCTGATCTGGCAAACGCCGCACCTCTCGCACAGTCCGCAGAGCAAGACAGGATTGATTGCGGTGAATGT